GCCCAGTTCATGCTAACTTCATTGATTGTTCTCGGATAGCATTCGTTGAGTGTGATTTGTAAATTTGGCTTTGGTGGTTTTGCTGCTGGGTTTAATCCTAAATCAAATCCGAGAGGTCTTGTTATGAGTGATGGGTTAAAACCGAATGAACTGGCAATCCCCATAGCAGAACCCAATAAACCTTGCTGCCCTGCTTCTGCAGAACCAGCATATTGCTGAATCAATACTGATCCTCTCTTTACCGTGTCATCATAATAGTTTGAATCATATTTTCCATCAACGGCAATCCCATTTCTAGCGAAAGCGTGACCCGAAGCACTAACTTGCATCGAGCATACATCTTGCCACTTCATGAAGAACTCGCGCTCGCGCATGTCTTCGCTTAGAATAACGGTAATTGTTACAGGTGTATGAATAACAGAATATGGCATGTATCTGATTGGACCGTGATACCTTTGCTCAATTGTCATGAGAGACCTAGAAGGCATGTTCACCGATTCAATACGAAGAGGAAGCCAAGTTTCCGCACCATTGTTGACTTGAGGTGGGGGTGTAACTATGACAGAAAAATCTGATGCTTTCGCGACACCATGTTTACTAAGTTCTGATGTGAATTCATTTATTGTGAATGGCATTATATCCTCGCGATGCTATCTCTATGCACTTTTGCTTTATTTGCTTTTACAAACCTTTCAGTCGGAAGGAACAGTGCTATATCCCACTCCTTTGGATCAATATAAAAGAATCGCGATTTGACATGGTTAAAAAGATAATGTTTCACACAAGGTCTGAAAAATCTAAGTTTTGCTGCTCGGTTGAGAATGTTGTATGTTATTTGGAATTGATCACCATCTGAACTGACCGTATCATATAAAGCGTCCATAAGTCTAGCACGCAACCGCAGAGGCAGGTAATGTAGATTCATACCATAAAAACCATCACCACTTGCTAATCCACCACGACGTGTTTGCTCAAATGGTATAACCAAAGGAAACCGATCCCAATACGGCAGCACTTCTTTATATTTTGCGTCATACTGAAACATATACATTTGACCAATAGAAGGAACGCGACGGAACCTTTCTCGGTCACTTCGAATCAGTGATGTAGGATTTACAGCTGTGCGTTGTGCAGCCTGGCGATACCATTGACGTGCAGCTTCTACACGTGCAGGAGCATCCCTCGCACCCTGCTGTAAGATCTTGTCGAAAACGTATGCAACCAAGTTACAACCCCAATTCTTGTTCTGTGAGAATTACGAAATCCCATTTTCTATCTGCGCAAAACTCTCTCGCAGCTTCCCATTTAGCACTATTTATTCCCCAAGTCTTAACTTCTTGAAGATATGCTCGTGTTATTCTGCTTCTTTGTTTGGGTGGTTGACATTGTTTTTTCGGTTTGACTTCTATGACTCGAGTCGAAATTCGACCGTCTTTCTCGCGTGATTTGATTATGAAGTCAGGATAATACTTGTGGCGACGACCATCAATCGGTGATTTGTAGGGAATAGAAAACTCCTCGCTTGCCCACTGTAATATGTGAGGATTGCGGTCGAAATAGTTCATCACACGAAGCTCCCAACTGGAACGATAAATAATGTTCGTTGGGTTCCCCATGTATTTCTTTGGGTTTCTTGGAGTGAACTTTCCTTTATAAGCCATTGCTCAACCAGTATAAATAGCGATAGAATATTTATTCTTGGAGAAAAGAATGTCGAGATTAGGTCTCAATCCAGTTAAAGCAAGCCCCTTGCATGCTATTACTGGAGGATTTCAAGGTAGTGGGGATTCTAAGAAGTTTCCTTCCGATTTAGATACAACAGGTCACTATGTTCAATTTACTGCATATGAACGAAAAGACCCCAATATACTTGCGGGAGCAAGAGGAAACCTGAGACTTGGGCGGCTGGAAGGTAATAAGAAACTCGCAACGTTCTTTTTACCAATGCCAGCAAACTTAGGAACAGCATATTCAGCAGATTATCAGAATGCAGATATTGGTTTGATTGGGAATTTCATAGCAGAAAATGCTGGAACCGCAATAGATGCTGCAAGAAATACTTTGTCAAATATTGGCAATTCAATTTTGCAGGGTGCCGATGGAAACTTTTCTGGTGCAGCTGGTTCTATAATGGATGCAGGAAGTGCTGCTTTCGGAGGAGTGAAAGAACTTGGTAAGACACTAGGAAAAGAGCTAGGTTCACCGGGACAAAAGAATGCAGCTGTTGTTGGCGTTCTTGCGGGGGCGAGCAATCCAGCTAAAGCTGTGTTGGCTAAAGAAGCTGGGCGAGCTGTAAACCCACATAGAGTTGTTTTATTTGAAGGTGTTCAATTTCGTGAGCATCAATTTTCTTATCGTCTATCACCAAAAAGCTCTGCGGAATCAAAAACGGTAACATCGATTATTCAAGGGTTTAAGTATTACATGCTCCCGAAGTTTGGTGGCGTTGGAGCAGGATCTTTTACAGGTCGGGCATTCTTAGAATATCCTCAGTTGTTTACCATAAGTTTCAAACATGATACACACTTGTTTAAACTTTTACCTTGTGTTCTTAAATCATTGAGTGTTAACTATCATCCTATGGGATACCCTGCATACATTAGAACAGAAGATGATGTGGCACCAGTTGAAGTTGAAATTCAAATGACATTTCAAGAAACACAAATGTTCTCGAAAGAAAGTGTTATAGAGGAAAGCGAAAACATCAAGGTTAGAAATAATGCTGCAGCTGAAGCAGAAACGGAACCATTCTAATGTCGTTTTATTTTAACAAATTTCCTAAAGTTCAATATTTCTTGCCTGTTCCTAGGACTAGCGGAGTTGGTAGTGCACGTAGATCTACCAAGTCATTAATTGCTACAGATATTTCCACCAGGTTTGTTATAAAACAAATTTTGGGAGACCCGAATTTAGTTTACTACGAATATGAAATTAAGGATGAAGAGCGAGCAGATGTAATTGCAGCAAAGTATTATGGCGATGCATCATTAGATTGGGTGCTGATGTTCTTCAATCAGATAATTGATCCGTATTTTGAGTGGCCACTAAGTCAGCGACAGTTTGAAAGTTTCATTCGGCAAAAGTATGGTAGTGTTGCAAACGCACAGGGAACAATTCAACGATATGAAAGAAGGTTATATGCGGAGTCTGAATACAATGATGGATTAGGTAACATCACAACAATTCCAGCCAGATATGTGACAGTAGATAAATCAACATATGATTCGCTCTTATTGGCTGAGCGGAGAGTAATTTATCAATATGATCACGAAGAAAATCTGAATGAGGCAAGGAGAAGGATCAAAATTTTAGATGAAGATTTTGTTCCAGAATTAGTATCCACATACAAGAATTATTTTGATAGATAATGGCAAACGAACAACCTAAACTTGGAACAGGATTAATTAGATCCTGTATTCTTCTCGACACTACTAGAACGAGACAAGTCGATATTGAACCTATGGTCCAAGATATTGGGTATTATGAAAGCATTCTCAGCCCTAATGTTTCTGTACATATAAATTTGAAAGATGGAGTAAATCTAAAAACAGATTTGCCAGTTAATGGCGGTGAATATCTTACATTGCAATTTTCAGATAGTTTCGATGATTCGGTTCAGATTAGATTTGATAGTGAAGAAAATCCTCTGAGAGTTTATAAAGTTTCGGGGCGAAGTCGAGGACGAGATAGGCTGGAAACTTATACTTTGTTGTGTGCCCCCGACCATCTACTCAAACAACAATATATGACTGTAGATCGTACTTATATGAGGCAGTCATCATCTGTAATCGCAAGCAATATCATAGGTTCATACTTCAATGATGAAATTGTTAACATTGATGAAACTGTAGGATTGAACACACATACGTTTGCACGTGTAACCCCATATCAAGCAATTAATCAAATTTTGTTAGAAACCGAATCTACAAATGATGGGTCTTCTTGTTTTTTCTTTTTTCAAACTAATGATGGTTACAATTTAAAAAATTTAGATAACATGCTTGTTCAACCGATTAGGAGGGTTGAAATTAATGGTCAGTTTGAAGATGTTGTCTACAATTATCTAAGTGGAGAAACCTCAGACCCAAAGTTTGATGGAACTCGAATTTTAGATTACAGTGAACCAGTTTCATTCGACTTGCTAGATGGTATTTTAGATGGTCAATATGGCGTTCGTGTAAAATATTTCGATCCTATTAGAAAAAGAATGGCTCAGTCATCGTATGTTCATGAAACTAATTGGAACGACACTGTTCATTCTAACGGTCAACCTCTAATATCAGAAAACATTTCTGATGAATTTGGTAACGATATTTCTATAGAAAAATTTATCATATCTAATTATCTTTCATCAACTTCAGAATATGTTTCTAGCAGAGATCAGACTATAAGAAGTTCATTTAAGAGAAGGCAAAATATTGCAGCGAAACGCCAAGCAATTTTAACTAGGATCAAAAATAACAAGATCAATATTGTTGTACACGGTGATAGTCGAATAATGGCAGGTCAAACTATACAGGTCAACATTCCTACAAGTGGTCAAAAATCAAAATCTGAAGAGCAATTAGATAAATTTGTTTCTGGTAAATATCTGGTAGTTTCTACTCAACATAATATATCAGATACGGATTATAAAACTGTGATGACTGTAGTCAAAGATTCGAATCTAAAAAGTCCAGATACATTGGAGGATGATTTCTAATGTTAAAGGATGGAAAAGATTGGGCTGGTGTTTCGAACTTTGTTTGGTTCTTCGGTGTTGTTGAAGACATTATAGATCCAATCAATATCGGAAGAGTTAAAGTTCGATGTTATGGCTGGCACACAGATGACCGAGAAGTATTACCAGAGGATGAACTTCCTTGGGCACAGGTTATGATGCCTGTCACATCAGCTTCAATGGCTGGTGTTGGTCAATCGCCAACAGGTTTAATCGAAGGATCTCATGTTATTGGATTCTTTATGGATGGTGCGGTCGGGCAAATGCCTATGATTATTGGTTCGTTCCATGGTATTCCTGCCCCACCTAATATTGCAAAGGGATTCACCGATCCAACAGGTGCATCACATCGGCAGTTTAATCTACCAGACACACCGAATCTTGCATATGATCGTTGGACTGCAGATAAAATTACAAAAGAAAAATACACGAATCAAGTCAAAGACGTTCCTACAGCAGTTCGGACAAAACTTTCAACAGCGGATGATGTCGCTGGTGTAACATATATTGGAGACAAAGAAAGTTTAACAACATGGAACGAGCCTTCACAACGTGGCGATGCTATTTCTACATTTCCGCAAAACCATGTTATACAAACAAAAAGTGGTCACGCATTTGAAGTAGACGATACACCAACTGGCGAGCGCATTCACGAGTATCACCGAGCAGGAACTTTTTATGAAGTTCAGCCTGACGGAACAAAAGTAACAAAGATTGTTGGTGACGAATATGAAATAACTGCTGGCGACAAAAATGTTTTAATCAAGGGAAATGTAAATGTAACAATCGAAGGTGACGCTAGGATATACAACAAAGGCGATGTCGTTCACGAAATCGGTGGCGACTATCACTTAACTGTACACGGAAATCGTTACACAAAAATTGTGAAGAACGATTCTATCGATATTCTAGGAAACAAAACAACTCAAGTCAACCTCGATGAATTTGAACGTGTTTCTGGTGATAAGACGAAAGTCATAGCTGGTGATGAAACTTCAAGCATCAACAAAGATTACTATGTAACAACCAATGGTAACAAACAAGAAACGATAATGGGAAGCAACGACAAAACAACTATTGGCGTGGATACTGAAATCATCGTTTCAGATAAAGTTGTTGGAACCTCTGGTAAAATAAACATGTCTGCATCTGGAAATGTAAAAATCACAGGTGCTAGAATAGATCTCAACGAGTGAGGAAGAAATGGCTGAGCACGACGAAGAACTGGGTGATGTTCCTTCATATCCTTCATACGAGGCATTCAAGGCTGCAAATCCTGAAAGTGCTAACATCACAGACATGCTTGGATTTTCTGGAGTTTTATCGAACCCTCAATCGTTATTGGGAAAAGTTCCGAAGGCACCTCTTGGTATAAGTGAAGCTCTCAACGAAGTAAATGTACAACAATCAGAACTTACAAATAAGATTGCGAGTATCAAAGGAAATATCTCTGGTAATCTCGGCGAAATAAGCAGTAGTATCGGAGAAATAACAAATAAAATAAAAGAAGGTGTTGCTGGAGCAGCTAATTTGCCAAAAGTTCCAGAAACAAAACTTCAAGACGAAGTTCAAGGTTTGATGAAGGGCATTGGAAGTTTCAACTTCCTCTCAGCTGGAGCATCATTTTCTACACTGAAGGATAAGTTTCCTGGAACAAATGTAGAAAAAATATTGTATGAATCGATCGCGAATCCTAATTTCAATCCATCGATCGATATTCCGAATATACAAATAATCGACGGAGAGGAGCAAGAGCTTGCTCAACCCAAAAAGGTTCCAGAAAAAGATCCTGAAAAACTAGAACCACCACCAGAGCCACCAGCGATTGTAAAGCCAGTATTCGCTCCATTAGCAAAGATGATTAGTAGTGCTGCTGTTGATGATCTGAAAGCAATTTCTAAAACTAGCAAAACGAAAATCCAAGATGTAACTAGAAATGTAGAGGCGACCAAGTTTATTCAAAAAAATCAATTCAAACAAATCGGAGATACTTTCCGTAAGTTTGTAGAAAATCCGAAACCAGATAGCAAAGCAACTACATTAGTTCCTAGAAAGGGAACACCATTCGCTGGTTTGCCTGCAACTGGATCTACAGGATTTATGGACTCTATACTAAATGAAAAGAACAGTCTAGGAAATCTGTTGTCTGGAACAATGGGAAATATCGATGTTCAGAAACTTTCTGCTGAAGCAGATGCTGTGGAAAAACAGTTACGCGAACCAATTTCAGATGAAGAGAAAGCAAGAAGGGAAGCAGAATCTGATGCCGAAGGGCGAAGACTTGCAGCGGCTGAGGCAGATGCTGAAGGTACAGTTCCTGTTGTCACTGGAACACCAGAGGAACAGGAAGCAGCTCGTGTAAGAGCATCGAAGATATTTGGTTTCAATCTACCTGGTGGAATTCAGACCTGATGCCAGCTATACATAGAAATGAAGATGCTCGTGCTTGTGGCGCAACTACAATCGTCACTGGACAATCTACTGTTTTTGCAAACGGAAAACTTGTTTCTGTGAATGGAGATGAAAATAGTCATGGTGCTGGTGCATTGATAGCTGGTTCGAAAAATGTATTTGCTGAAGGAATAGCTGTTGTGAATAATACACCAGATTCTGCTGCTGAAGATGATGAAGATCATGTTAATACTCAGACTGCAGCTGGGTCATTGAATGTGTTTGTAGGTGATCTATAGTATATAATATGACCCCTCGTGACATTACTCATTATAATGTAAAACAAATCAAATGTAAATGGACTTTTTTGAATAAATAGCATCAAGGAGAAAAAACAAATGCCAGTTGCTACAAAAACAATCCAATACAAAGATTTTGATTTGAGTTTCAGATCTCATCCTGTAACTGGTAAACTGTTGTTGAAGAAGAATAATGATGCGGTCAAGCAAGGTGTGAAGAACCTCGTTCTTACAAACAAATTTGAACGAGTGTATCGCCCAGACTTTGGTTGTGATATAAGGCGACGTCTTTTTGATTTGATAGAGGCTACGACTGAATCTGAAGTTGAAACTGATATAGAGTTTGCATTTTCTACTTATATTACAAGAGCACAACTTCTAGATGTTACCGCTATAGCAGACAATGATCGTAACTCCCTCCGCGTCAATATTGTGTATAGACCGATAAATGCAACTGAGCCTGTAGAAACCACGCTTATCCTAGAAAGAGTTCGCTAATGCCAGCCAATACAGCAATATCCGTAACTGGTCTAGATTTTCCATCAATCAGATCAAACCTTCAGACATTTATTCAGGCGAAACCAGATTTTGCTGATATGAATTATGAAGATTCTGCGATCGGAACTTTGCTGGATCTTCTTGCTTACAACACATACTATAACGCCATGTACACAAATATGGCACTCAACGAGTCATTTCTTGATACTGCGCAGCTATACGAAAGTGTCGCCTCCCGTGCGAAGGAAATAGGATATCTCCCTCGTTCGGCGTATGGAGCGACCGCCAATGTCAAGATTACATTTAACACAGCAGTTGCAACTGAAGTCAGCCCAACTTTGACTATTCAAAAGAATACAAAATTTTCAGCTTCTGTTAATGGTGTTTCATATGAGTTTGTCACGCCAACAACATATACTATTAATGCAAACACTACCAATGGTTTTGCGGATTATATAGAAATTGTCGAAGGTGTTCCACTTCAGCACGATTTTGTATATACCGCAGCCAATACTTCATTCATTCTACCAAATGATCTAGTCGATACAAGAAGCATTTCTGTTCAAGTGACGTCGGGTGGGGTTGCACAAACATATACAAGAGCATCCGACCTTAAATCGGTTGGGGCAACAACTCGTGCATTTTTTGTAGAGGCTGATAGAGAAAAGAAATATAAGATAACATTTGGCGATGGTGTTATTGGACAAAAGCCAGATAACAACGATATTGTTACAGTCGATTATCGAGTGTGCAGCGGAAGCCGACCCAATGGTGCAAACAACTTTACGTCATCGGCAACGATTTCGGGCGAAACCGATTACAGTATCACGATAGCACAAAGAGCATCTGGCGGTGCTTATGAAGAGGGAATAGAACAAATTAGATATAATGCCCCTCGTGCATATGAAACCCAAAACAGGGCTGTTACAGTCGAAGATTATAAGCGAATCATTCTTCGTGAGTTTACAAACATCGGTGCTGTTAATGTTTGGGGCGGCGAACAAAATGATCCGCCAATTTATGGTAAGGTGTACGCATGCGCGAAGCCAAAGGTTGGTAATATTATTTCAGCAACGGAAAAAGAACGAATTAAACAAACTCTGAACAAGTATAATGTCCAATCAATTGATGCTGAGTTTGTTGACCCGTCCTTCTTATATATCCGACCAACGATCAGTGTGCGGTATGATCCAAATGAAACAACTAGAACTGGTGCTCAACTTGCATCTTTAATTGGTTCAAGAGTTACATCATATGAAACCACAAATCTTAATACATTTGAGGGGTCTTTTAGGCTTTCGCGGTTCTTAGATGAAATAGATAACGCCGACCCTTCGATTGTTGGTTCTCAAGCAAAGGTTGAAGTAGAACGTAGGATACAACCAAGAACCAATGCTAAACAAACATACACGATTCAGTTCAATCGTACAATATATCACCCGCATGCAGGACATAAGTATGCGGTGAGCAGTTCAGCATTTACATATAAAACAAGAGCAAATTGTTATTTTGATGATGACGGTGAAGGGAAGCTCAGAATATATTATAACGCAAACAACAAACGAATTTATGTCGAATCATCTGCAGGAACTATAAATTACAATACAGGGAAGGTTGAAATAACCAACTTCCTGCCAAATTCATATGTTGGTGATGACCTAAGTATTATTGTTCAGGTTGATTCATATAATATTTCTCCAGTGAGAAATCAGATATTATTGATTTCAAATACTATCGTAGATGTAGTTGATGATATTTCAAATCTTCGTGCATCAAGGTTGGAGGTAACGACTATCGGAAGCACAGCTTCACTGAATCAAACTGGCGTTCAAACAATAACATCGTACTAGAAATATGGCAATTTCCGGAGCAGAAGACACAGTAACAAAGATCTCCTCGCTTGTAGAATCTCAGTTTCCTGAGTTCATGCGCGAGGATGGTCCTCGTTTTGTTGATTTTCTCAAAGCATATTACGAATTTATGGAACAAGCATCGACCGCTAATGGTCCGATGCCGATTCATGCTGCTCGGAGTTTACCCAATTATACCGACATTGATAGAACGCTTGAGAGTTTTGTCGAAGAGTTCCGTAAAGAATTCATGACATCTATTCCCAAGAACATACAATCTGATAAGAAACTTTTGTCGAAATATATCAGAGATTTTTATCGGTCACGAGGATCTCAATATTCTTATGAAACTCTTTTCAGAGCCTTGTTTGATGATGAGGTTCTATTTTATTATCCAGGCGAGGATATACTCCGAGCCTCAGACGGTCGTTGGATAAAAACAACTACAGCAATTGTTGGTCCACCATTTACAGGAAACATTGACGAGTTTGGTGGTCGTGAAATAACAAGCTCGAGCGGCGGTACAGCTACAGTTCTTGAGGTTTATCGTATTCAACTCAAAGGTGTTGTTCAGTATGTCTTGACTCTTGATAATGTCAAGGGCGATTTTGTAGACGGTGACTTTGTAACCGATACTGAAGGAACTTCTGCTGAAGTTTTATCCTCAGCAGGCTCTTTGATTCAGATAGATATTTTGGATGGTGGTGCTTTTCATAATGTTGGAGATATACTTAATATAACTGGTACAACCAGTGGTGCCGCTAGCATAGGTGTGGTTAGAGCTACATCGACCGGAACAGCTGTAACTGCTAGAATCGTTGACGGTGGTTCGGGATATGAAGTTGGCGCCAATAACATAGTTACTGTGAGTGGCTCACCGGGAACTGGTCTTGATTTATCTGTCACCGCAATTGCAAACACTTCAACTGCAAATCTAGCAGTTCAAACTATTTTGCCTGTTGCTACGGTGCCTCTGAACCAGGGTCCGAACTTTCAGGCTGGACCAAACACGGCGACTCTGACATCGCAATTTGCTACTGCTAATGTTGCTAATACACTAATTCAAGCACTCAAATTTGAAAATATTACTTTTGGTGCTATATCGAAAATTAGGATAAATGATGTTGGCAGTGGTTATACGACTTTGCCTGGACTTAATATAAAGAATCAACGAGTTTTTGATTTGGGTGAACCGAGTAAATCTTACAGTGGTGCAAGACGTGGTCATGATGCAATTTTGGTTTCGAACGTTGCCCCCGGAACAGCATCAGTAATTCAAATTACATCTGGTGGTTCAGCTTTCCAAAAGGGCGAAATCGTTACGTTTACGAATCAAAAAACTCAAGTGGATAATGATACATCTACATTAGACCGAGATAGCAAAACTGTCACAACAACAACTGCTTCTCATTATGATGGTTCTGGTGAAGCTGTTGTTTCTGGTGTTATTCAGAATCCTGGTTCGTATTTCGATACAAAGGG